CAGGTGTTTCCTTGTTGTCTTTGTAACTTAATATTCTTGAAACAATTTTCTCCGATAGGAAATACTTGTCCTTTACTTTTGTTTGGAGTATATCCGACAAGGTAGATTCTCTCTCTATTTTGGGGTAAAAACCATTTTGTATTAAGCAACTGCCATTCAATTCTATAACCCCCAATGTTGGCAAACGCTTGCAAGATTGCTGCAAAGTCTTGGCGATTGTTTGATGAGAATGTTCCTTTAACATTTTCCCAGATAAAAAAATCTGGTCTGCATTCTTCGATAAGCCTAATTGCTTCAAGGATAAGGCTTGATCTACTTCCTTCCATACCTTTTCTTTTTCCAGCAAGGCTAAAGTCTTGGCAAGGACTTCCGAAAGTGATAGCGTTGATTCTTGGGAGTTCTGCTCCTCGAACATTTGTAACTGATCCGACATAAGTACTATTTTTAAAATTGTGATTATAAGTTTTTATTGCATATTTATCTACTTCAGAGTAATAAGAATTTACCTTGAACCCTGCTTGGCTTAAACCTAAATGAAAGCCACCAATACCACTAAACAAATCTAATAAGTTTATTTTCATTCTCCTTTATCTAATTGGTCTTCTAATGCAGCAAGGGCTCTCCATGCTACCTTTCCCAGATGTAACATTCCATCATCATCTAAAGGATCTGTAGTGTGGTCTATTAGGTGTCTTGTTAAAGCATCTAACTGATCTGTTGATTTACTCTTGTCCCAATGCAATGGTTTGTCTGGATGATGTTGCTGGTTTCCTATGTAACTTATCTTTGATACATATTTAAGTGCATTAGGAAAATACTTTAACACTCCAGTAAATACTGGCATTTGTTTTCTTTCTTTGTGTTTACTCATAGTCCTAGTTCTTTTCCTTTGTTATACTTCCTTACTATCTTGTTAGCTTCTTCAAGTTCTGTTTCAACTCTTCTTGCTCTTGTAAGAGCTCTAACTTTGTCTGATCTATAAGACTCTATTGTCTTTTCGTAAGTTCTTCTTTCATATTCCAAATGTGCAACATAGATTCCTATCTCTGCTAAACATCCTTTACATTCTTTTATTTCTTGGTTGTTTGATTCTTTACCCCACTTCATTAATTTATTTCCTAAAGTCTGGTAGTTTGTAACGTATTCTAGTTCTTTGATTAATTCCATTTTATTTGTATTCATTGTAAATTGCTTCTAGTTTATTATACACTTGACCAACAAAGCAAGGACTACAATTAGTAAGATGTTTTTTATCATTAAAAACTCTATTGTATATCTCTAACATTCTTGGTGCGTATTTTGTTATATCGTTCTTTCGTTCTATAAATATATCTTGAAGATACAAAAATTCTTCTTCAGTAAACAGCTCTGGCATCTTATAGGGAAACAGTTCATTTAGTTTCTTCTTTCTTTTGTCGCATCCACAGTCTGCATCTAGTGCTTCTGCTACAGTATCTACAACTTTTTTTATTCCTGTTGCTTTTGTTATTTTCTCAACTGTATCGCCAAATCCTTTAGCTGCTACTTTTTGTTGATATTCAAAATTTGCTTTAAACTTATTGTAATCGCTCATAATCTTCGTTTTTGTAATCTTCGTAATCTTCTTTTAATTTATCTTTTAATATAATTTTTGCATTCTTTAATGTATTAAATATACTTACCCAACTTATTTTTGTTTCTGCTGCAATCTTTCTTATACTCATATTTGTGTCTCTATACAGAACAAAAAGCTTCTTATCATACCAGTGCCAGTTTTCTATTTCATCATCTATTTTTTCGCATATTAAATTATAAGCATCCTGTTCTCTTAAATCAGTGTTGTCTTCTAACTGAAGTAATCCATCATCAATAGAAACTTTCCTAACTTTTCGCTTACTATTATAGTATAAGTAGTAAGTAGTACGTAAAGTAAAATACATATAACCCCTACGGATAATCCCATTCTCAATAACCTTCTCTGGTTTAGCATATTTATATAATATCAAATAACTCTCTTGTACAATGTCTTCTGCATAATCATACTCACCAAACCCATTGACTATTCTGATCCATTCTTTATGTTGCTTCGCTACTAGTCCAAGCCAGTCTGCTGTTGTTCCCATTTCACTGTAACATTTATAAATCCTATTACACACTGTAATGTGTATTCATCAAATCCGTCATCATATTGTTCTTTGTGAAATAATGCTCCTATCATAAAACCTTTTATCAATGCTATATAAATATCTGCATTCTTGTATTGTCCTATCATTACAAAAATTGTTGTTAATATTAATAAAGATATAAGTATCAAAATAGTAAATCTTTTTTTTGTTTATCTAAAAGGTCTTTATCCATAAATGTAAAACCTATATTATTCTTTTCCATTCTTAATTTTATTGGCTCATCAAATGGTGTACATCTTCCTCCTGTTTCCATTTCTTTAATCTTTAAAACTAAAAGGTTTGAATATATCCAATCAGTTGGATGAGACGTGTACCTGTGAATACAAATCAGATCATCACAGCGGTTTCCCCACTTACCCCCTCCTTCAACACTAGCAATATTTAATGGCATTGGTAAACCTTCGTATTCATGTCCTTTAGGATGCATACGTCTTAATGCTTCTGTAACTCCATGAGCATTTAAAAACAGTGTAATATTATTTTTTTTAGCAAACAATCTAAACTCTGTACTTACTTGATAGTCGTACTCGTGACCTCCTACTTCTTTATATAGTTGTTTGTCTTTTATTAAAGAGTTGTATGGATCTATAAGTATCGCATCATAATCCCAAGCATCTTTAATTGCTTTAGCTTCTTCTAGTAATTCTTTATATGTGTAGAGTTCTTCAACATCAATGATTTTAAAATAAGTGTCAGACCATTCAAGTGCATCTTTTATCTCTGCGTCTTCTGCCTTTGTAATTGGCTTACGCATTTTAAACTCTACTATTTTTCTTTGTATTGATTGAGGTGTGTTTTCTGAAGACCAGATTAAAAACCTCTTTTTGTGTTTAAGAGCCCAAATGACGAATAAATACAATATAACAGTTGTTTTGCCAACATTCGCATGACCAATTAATAAATTAAAGTTGCCCTGTTTATATCGTAAGTACTCGTCTATGTCTGGTACTCCTATTTTTAAACCTTCCTTAACCCTTCCGTGTTTTATATCTAATAGTTTTTTAAATATGTTAGAAGAGTTTACTAGCATTTTAGAATGGAAGATTATCGTTTACGTCTGGCATTTGTGCGTTTGATGTTGTTTCTGCAACAGCATTAACTATTTTCCATCCTGTAACGTTTATGTAGTATTTACCTTTATACTCGTTAGATCTTAAATTAACACCTACGTTAATTGTTTGACCTACTTGTAAGTTGTTTACTAAATCTATTTTATCATTTAAAAATTCTACTGGTATCGTTTGTGGATATTTTCCAGCAGTCTCTACTAATACAGTTTTTTTCTTTAACTGTTTAATTGTTTCTAAACTTCCTATTGATTTAATAGTTCCTGTAAGTTCCATATTTATTTATTTAAATTATATAACATTTTATAGTCCTCTGATGTTGGTAACAGATTTTTCTCGAAATAAAGATACTTACCTATTAGACTTATGTCTCCTAATATTTGTTGTTTCTCTTTATCGGTAGCAGCTCTCCAAACTGGATTAAGTGCTATTTCGGTAGCTCTATCTACAGCTCCTTGTTTACTAATAGAATCTTGTGTTTGATTAATTCTAGTCGGTTTCGTCTTTGTCATTTGTAAAAAAATTATTTATTATTAGTTGTTTATCTTGTTTACTTAAAAAGTCAGCTTGTAGTATTTCAAATAAAGCAGATCTTAATCTATCTATTTCTTCTTGCTTTTGTTTAAGTAGTTCTATGTAATGTATTTCAATCATAATATAAAGTTAACAAATTATTTTAATATTATAATAAAATGTTAATAAAATATATCAAAAAAAAAAGAGGGAACTTAATCCCTCCTTTAAACAAAGAACAATAAAAACTAGAAAAAATTTACGAATGAAAAGAAAATTGTTTTATTCTATCATTATAATCGTCAATCATTTCTTTGATTTCTATATCTGTAAATTTAGCAATCAATCTGCTTTTTTCTAATAATTTCTTTGACAACTTATCACCAAGATATAAACTAAACTTATATTGCTCACCATATCGAAAGACATTGCACGCTACACATTGGGCGTGTACGTTATCTTCATTCCATCTTGTTGCGTAATGTTTTCTTGATATAAAGTGACCTGCTTGTATTTTAGTCCAATGATGTACTTCTCCGCAAGTAGAACATCTGCAATAGCCTTCTGTGTCTGCGTCTCTTAATCTTATGTATTTAGAAAATACAGCATCTAGTTTTTTTATTAAGTTCTTTCGTTTAGGTTTTCTAGGCATAATTATTTATCCATACTTGTTATTAAATGTTTACCAGATTCTGGATCTATCTCTTCTATCTTTTTATAGATGTATTTAGAATTAGCCTTTACTTCTTTCTTTTCTGTTTTAGATGAATCTATACCAAGATTAGTATATTGTATTGCATCTAGTTTTAACAGTTCATCTGATCTGTCTTTTACAGTTAAATTAAAATCATTTATAATTTTATCAGCTAATCTTCTTATATCATCCATATTTAAATATTAATTTATTAATTTATTAAAAATTGTTTTACATTAATTACCACTAACCCACCAAAGTTATCTACTTTTTTTTTAAAAGTAAATAGATGAGTTAATTTTCTTTTTAACAGAAGATGTTAATACTCTCTTCTCTCGTCTTGTCCTTTATAGGATTTATACCTCTACAGATCTTCTATTTAGTTCTTTAAGAATTAAATGTTTTTTTCTACTATAAGTAGAACTATTATACATTGTTATCAATTCTTTAGTCTTAAAACTACAAGGTGGATGATGTTTCCAAGTGTATTGTTTTCCAATTATCTTGCCTCTTGCATCTCTTTTATATTCCTTTGTAGAAGGTTTTAATTTTATTGACATGTTAGTTAGACTTGTTGTTTAGTTTCTCAAACGTTCTCATTCCTCCAAGTCCTAACATACCAACTAATACTGTCATTAAATGTTCCATTTGTAGTGCTGGTGGAACTTGCTCTTGTCCTAAAAACCATATCAATAAATCTCTTAACACAAAGTTATATGCTAATGCTACACCACAAACCCATCCTATGAAAGGTCTCCATCCAGCTACGAAGATTGTTCTGTGCTGTGCTTCTACTTTATTTATCTCTGATTGTAATTCTATTAATTGTTGTGGATCTATTTCTTTTCCCTTGATAAGCTCTCTTATCTCCATACCTAGTCCACCTATATCAGATTGACTTTGTAAACCTAATAGTTTTTTTAATAGTTTAAGCATATGTCCAAATTACTTTTTGTGTTTTTGTAGGATCACTGTCTACGTGTATAAATGTGTTAGCAACACCTATCCTATAGAATCCAGCTTTGATAAGTGCTGATAGTATTTCGTATCTTGCAGTGCTGGATGTTGCATGTATATCGGCAGCGAATCCTCGTAAATGTGACGAGTTCTCTGATCCTCCCACTTTTTCATTATGCTCTTCAGTTCTGAATCCTGAATTAATTTTAAATGGTATTCCTGCAATTTGACGTGCATGGTTGAGCATGCGGAGAAAAGTTGGATCCATATTACGACCACTATTAGGAAAGTCAGGCGAGTCAAATTCACTGTATGTAAAATAAGATTTCATTAATCATTACATCTTTAATTTACCAAGCCATTTATTCCAGCCTTTAGCAACTGCAATATTAAATTTCTCTAATTTATTTGCTATGTATCTTAATGTTCTTACCATTTCTTATCGTTTAAAAGTTGTATGATCTTAATTACTGTATAAACCAACGTTGCTATTATTAGAAGTGATTGTAGTGCTTCGTTTAATTGTGATATTGTTATAACGTAAGTAACTATTCCTAATAATGTTGGTTCAAATCCATTCATTTTTATCTCATTAATTTATTTTAAATGCCATATATATATAAGTTTGTCCACTTTGGTTTACACCTGCACTTGAACCTAAACTAAATCCATCACTATCAAATGCTGTTAAAGAATCACTCGCAGTAGATTCTGCTCCATTATTATCAGGAAATAATCTTTCAGTTGCACCTCTAACACTATCAAATACTCTCCAAGATTCAGCAGCTGTTGTTTCCTTAATTAAAACCCAGTCAGGTTGAAATCCAAGACCAGTAATACTATTAGTTGTTCCTGTCCCAGTATAACTTCCAATCTTGCTATATCCAGCTACTGAATGGAAACAGTAGGCAATCCAATTATAACTTGTATTTGTCCAATTTGTATAAAAAACTGAACTATTTACTGTAAAAGCTACAGCGGTACTTTCTGCTGCAGTAGTAAACCTTAAAGAGTTTCCGCTTGTTAAATCTTTATGCCAAATAAACCAATCAGAAGTTGCATTTCTTGGTCTTTGTATAATAAGCTCTGGGCTTGCTGATAATCCGTGTCCTGTGGTAGCTGTACCACTAGAACCGCCTGTCCAAGTAACTATTGAAAATCCTGCTTGTTCGTTGACTTGTACTGTACTTGTAATCGTTCCATCAGTATTGCTGCTTGTAGTTCCTCCGTTTGCTTTTAGACACCAAGCTACATAATCATCCCCATCTTTATTAGCGTCACCACCTGAACCAACTGTAAAACCACCTGTATCAAAAGATAATATTTGGTCTGTTGCACTTACTTCTGCAATATCTCTATTAGGTCTAACTTGT